CCGGGGCTGCAACAAGATCATGCCAACGACGCATGCGTGCCGCTTGCGCGGCGCGGGCCATCTTGGTTGGGTCATAACGCGCCACAGCCATCACCCGCGCACAAATGGCACTGATGATGGGGTTTGCGCCGGCGAGCGCCGTGAGGCCTTGGGCAGTGACATAGGCGACGGCCCTGGCTGCGTTCTCAACCTGCTCCTGGTCGCCCGTCCCGAGTTGCTTCACGTCGGCCCAAAGAGTGCTAGCCATAATGGACCCTGCCTTAGGGCACAGCACTTGTCCGGCGTTGGTTTCCACCATGACTGCGCTGCAGAAGGTCAGGTCGCCCACGGTCTTCTTGTATTCCAGTGGGGCCTTGATGTTGAGGCCACTCAAGAACGCATCGTGGGAGAGCCGCACCTGGTCTAACTCGGCATCAGTAGCCAGGCGGTCTCTAAGGAAGATGAAGCCGCCCGATATGTCATCGCCTATCACTATGCACTTGACGGCACCCTTGACTCCCGAGGCGCGGAGTGCTGCGTACGCCATTACGAAACGAATCCATGAATTACCGAGCGATGTGTTGGCATCGCCCGATTTCCTATGCCCGTCAGGTGTCTCGTAATGCCACAATCCCAAGGAACCCTTGGTGGCCAACTGTTGACGCAAGATGGCGAGGTCCGACGACGGGACGCCCACGTTGCGGTAGAGACCGTCAATCTCGAGGGTGTCCAGGACTTGCTTCGTCAGAGTGCCGTCATATCTCGAGGCATCGCCTTCGAAATACACCATGCCAGGTTGTTGCAAATGGTTCATTGCGGCACCCATCTCCTTCATGTTGAGCCCAGAAGCATACAGGAAGGCGTCTTCGTCGGGCCCTGACTTGAGAAATGCATCCAAGCCGAAGTGCACCTTGAACTTGTCCGCGACATCGTGAATGATACGCAGACACTCCATCGCGAACTTCTCGTCTCGGGCCTGGATCTGTCGGGGGTCATAGGCAATTTCGAGATCGTCGCTAAAGTTTGACAGCATGGGGCTTTCATCCGTGGTGACCGCCAACCCTTTGCCCTTGATGCTCTCGCGCTTGATGAACGAACCAATGTGCTTGGGCAACACCTTCGGCGCATCATAGCGCAACTGAGAGCACGCTCGGTGGTATAGCTGTCGCTTAGCACCAGAATAGCGCTTCAGGACCGCCACGGTGGGCCACTTCGTGTAGTTCCAGGGTTTCCCGCTCGTGAAGAGTTGTGCTACACTAGAGCATGCAGCAAGGCTCACTGGGTCACAGCGGTCGATAGGCACCATAGTGCGGCGCAGCGACCTCTCCTGGTTGTGAATGCAATTGGAGGCAACACGTGGTGCTACAACTTTGCCACCTGGCAGGGTGAAGTGCAGGGCTACATTAATCAAGGCTGGGCCAGCACACTCGGACTTACCGTCTGCCGTCGGCTCGTGCTGCCCGACATAGGCGAACGTCTTGCCGTCCTCATAGCACTCGCTGTCGGTTCTAACGACCCGTGGCCGGCGCATATGGAGTAGCCCTAGCAATTTGCGGACTTTCGTGGCCGCTCCAATGACCTCTGCGGTCGAATCGGCAGCGCTACTAGCTGCCTTGCCCACGTTGTCCACGGCCCGCACTGCGTCATTGGCGACCAATGTGCCCGAGCGCTGTTCCTGCCCAACGGGGGCAAGAGCCTCACCCACGTAGCGCCCAACGTCTTTAGCCATCTCGTGGATGAGCGTCTGGGGTTTGTCGCAGCGCTCGACAGCGAGCGTGACTGTGGATCGATCAACGGCAGTGTTTTCGAGGGTTTGGGCAATCGCAGTTGAGGTTGCAACGGCCTTGTTGACTAGGTTGGAAAAGATGGTTGGCATGACAGCCGTTATCATGCTCAGGGGAACAGGCTCAACCTTGTCACGGGTCAATGCCATGGCGTCTCGCCTCATGATGGAGGTGATAAAACTGATGCCAATAGCATTCAGTGGCCGACCAAAGGCATACAGCTCCACCTCGTGCGCATACTTCTTGAGCCGCTCATTATACCTTGCCATGATCTCCTCGTATGAGCCGGTATTGTCTCCATACGTCACGGTGCTGACATACCAGCCCAAAACGCGCTGGGTGCACAGCCCCGGTGGTGCTTTGGCGTTATCACTGCTGGGCCGGTCGTCCAGGGCTGGCATTTCACGAGTGATCGTCGTGTAGGTCCAACCTTCCCTCAGTGCCTCCCTTCGATAAGACTCGGGCGGCATGCCGTTCCAGATCACGTGCGTTCCCAGATGGCCCTGTCGTGGGTCAGCCAATGGCAGGTTGGGGTTGCCAGGTATCCTCGGGTAGGCTAGTGCCCGCTTGTACACTTCCCTATCATCTAATCGGGCATGTTCCAACCTATGGGCCCTTGGGACCCCAACGAAGCCCATACATAGGATTGGCACGTCATAGGGTGTCGTGCGAACGCAGAAGCCAAGGAGGGCATGGAGCGTGGCGGATGCAACAGCGTCGACCGGATAGTCGGTGACGACCTTGGCCTTCCTCAGGGCCGGCCAAGGGGTCCTGAAAAGATTTGCCGTCTTCAGAACATCATCGTCGCAACGCCTATGGTGGAAGTGTGCCTCGCCCTCTGGTGGGACTGACTGATGGGGGCAATCAACGAATGTTCCCGGAAGATTGTGGATTCGCCGGTTCCCGAGGAACTCCTCATCCTCCTCCAGTTTGGCAAGGTTGGCAGACACGAAGTCATCGGCCATCCACCCCGCGACATGCCTCACGTCTTCAGAGAGGCCGCCCCAGCCACGCTCGGACACATGCAAACCGAAGGCCTCGCTCAGCTTCTCCTCGACGACCGCAGGAGGAGGAACTTCGCCTTTTTCGTCGGCCAACTCCACCATTAGCACTGGGCGCACGTGAGCTTCCCACAATGCCCTGCGCCTATCGAGTGCGGCGACGGTGAATGCAGCGTCACCGCTCAAGAGGGGCTGCTCATCAAATTGGTGGTCCAAGTAAGCGTGGCGATTGACCAACCGTGGGTGGATGACGCGTGATGGCGGTTCAGGCGGAGGATCAGCGTTCTCAACACACTTCTCCTCCGCGACGTCCTCTGCAGGCCCATCAGCTATGGCGTCCCTAACGACGTCGTGCGACCTTGCCTTTCCGATTGGGAGCCCACCAGCCTTGGGCACCCACTTGGCCTTTTGTTGAGGTTGCTTCTTGCCCTTGCCTTTCTTGCTACCAGGACCAGGGTTGGGCTCTATACCCTCTTCTGTTAAGTCCCTGACCCAGCCCTTGCCCCTACCCTTGCCACGCGACAAGACAACGGTGTCCCCGTCGATTTTGATAGTGTCTCCGTCTTGCGTGGTGAGTATGGCCTTGTTGATTTTCAGGCCCCACCGCTCCGATCGTAGCTTGACGAACTTCAAGTACCCCAAGTAGGCCTCGTCGACCTCGGCTATTCTCTCAGATCGGGCTGGCTTGCCGGGCAAGACGTACACTGGTGGCCCTTGCGGCAACCTGTGTGAACCCCCCGATTCGATCTCGGCGAGGGGGTCCACCAAGCACTGTCCGTGATTGAACATCCATTTTTCCTCATAAGGATCGTAGAATGGATAGGAGTTGTTCGTGTTGTGCCGACACTCCTGGTGCTCACTAACGATGGGCAGGCCCAATTGCACTGCCACATCCTTCAAGTAGACGTGTTTGGCGTCAAACTTGGCATCGTCAAGCACTGGTGCGCTTGCGGCGACGACCACCCTGGTGGCCATCTCATCCCTCCTTTTGTAAGCCGGCAGAAAATAGTCTGTTGGAGGGGCTTCTTGCTGCGCAGCCATGCGGCCCAGCTGCGACTGTGCGCTTGTTCTCGGGACAAGCGGAACCCTTTGCATGATTGAGTTGTTCATCTGCGAGTTGGGGGCGGTTTTACAGGATAGTGAGGTGCTACGAACACC